GTGAACAAGACCGAACTGATTGAGCACATCGCAAAGAACGCCGATATTTCCAAGGCAGCCGCCACCCGCGCGCTGGAATCCACCATCGGCGCCATTCGTACCACGCTCAAAAAAGGCGGCTCGGTGTCGCTGGTCGGTTTCGGCACTTTCGCAGTCGGAAAAAGGGCCGCCCGCACCGGCCGCAATCCGCGCACCGGCGACGCGATTAAAATCAAGGCCGCCAAGATTCCGAAGTTCCGTCCGGGCAAGGCGTTGAAAGACGCGCTGAACTAAGACGTAGACTACGGAGAGTATTCCCGGTGGGGTGCTTAGCTCAGCTGGTAGAGCGGCGCCCTTACAAGGCGTAGGTCGGGGGTTCGAGCCCCTCAGCACCCACCACCCGAAATGCTAGTGAAATCAAGGGCTTAGAGTGATCTAGGCCCTTTTTCTTTGCCCACTTTACCGCCCGGAATGACAGCCTAGAACAGCCTTTGCCAACCAAAAACAGCGATCTGCCACCCGTGCGAATCGCGTAAAGTGCGTAGCTTCACGGTACACGCAAGGGATCGATATGGCGGGGAAGCGGCAGCGGCCGAATGGCTGGGAATACGTCATCAAGCGCGCCGGTTTGCTCGACAAGCCGATCTATCTCACCTTTGCCGATGAGACCGAGGGCGATACGTTCGTCGCCCGGGTCGAGAAGCTGCTCGACAAGGGCATAGTGCCCACCGAACTGCAGGCCCCCTCGCGAATCGTCACCATCGCCGACCTCGTGCGAGAGTACGAGCGCGACGCGCACCCGAAGGCCAAGGATCGGGCCGCGCTCGGAACCATCATCAAGACCAAGGGGGCGGCCCGACTGACCGCAATCACGGCCGGCTGGGTCGATGACTGGATCTCGGAGATGAAGCGCCTCGACAAGCTTGCGCCGGCCACCATCCGCGCGAAGGTAGGGGCGTTGGCACGCTGTACAGATTGGGGCATGCGCAAGGGGCATTTGGTCATGCCCGACCATCCGCTGCGCACGCTGCCCGATGGCTATGCCCAGTACACCAAAACCGATGCGGCGCTCGCCGGCGGCGCCCGGGTTGATGTCGAGCGCGATAGACGTCTGGAACCCGGCGAATTCGAGCGGATTTCCGCGGTGATCGTCGGCGGCATCCTGCCCCGGAAACAGCGGCCTTTGACGTTGGACGAACCGAAGGGGCTTTGGTGCCTTTTCGTCCTGGCCGTCGAGTCGGCGATGCGGCTGCGCGAAATGTTCACGCTGACGCTCGATCAGATCGACCTCGGCAAGCGCACGGTTTTCCTCGACAAGACAAAGAACGGCGACAAGCGACAGGTGCCGCTCTCCAGCGTGGCTGTGCAGGCGCTGACGGCCTATTCAGAGATTCGAATTGCGGCCGGTGCCAAGGGGCGTGACGTCATGTTTCCGTGGTGGGATGGAGACACCAGTCCGGTAAAACTCGACAGAACTTCGGATTATTTGTCGAAGTTGTTCGTCGGGGTTTTCGAGGCGGCGAAGTGCCCGGGCCTGAAGTTTCACGACCTCCGGCACGAGGCGACGAGTCGTCTTTTCGAAAAGACGACTCTCTCGGAAACGCAGATCATGAAGATCACCGGCCACAAGTCGCACCGCATGATGATGCGGTACGCAAACCTACGGGGTAGCGACCTGGCGGCGCGGCTTTGGTGACTGCGAGGGTCTGCGCATGCGTGCCGCGGTGTCTCTGATGACGGCGTTCTCGATGTAGTCGAGCACGTCCTTTGTCATCATCACGTAGGCGCGGCCTACCTGGGCGGCAGGCAGTTCGCCTTTGTGAATCATCTTCTTCACCGTCTCGGGGTGAATCTTCAACAGCTCGGCCGCGCCTGGCACGTCCACGGTGAGGTTCATGGTGTGATCTTTCGGGAGTGCTCGGCGGCGAATTCGGGGTGCTCGGCGCGCCAGGCGGCCCAGCTTTCGTCGGTGAGCTTGTGCTCGATCCATGCCGGCAAGTCGGTGGTGGGTGAGAACGGCGTGCGCGCTCGGGGCGAGCAGCGGCAGCAGAGCTTCGGCAGGCGCTCGTGCAGCCTCAGGTGCGCGGCACAGAAATACAGGCCGCAGCCGCGGTCGCCGCCATAGGGCTCACCGCCGCAGACGTGCGCCAAGCCGCGATGAATTTCCGCGCCGCAGCCGGGGTGGTCGCAGATCGACGGGACGCCGTAACCGATGTCCCGGTGCCAGTTGGTGTCGTAGCCGATTTCCCAGCTCATCAGTGCACCGCCTGGCCCGGCTCGGGCGTCGTTTCTTCGGACGCGGATGCTGCGCGTGCGGCCGCCTCGAGCACAAGGCGCGCTTGATCGGAGCCCAGCTCTGCGCACATGGCTCCGCCCATGGCCGAAAGGAAGCCGATGAAGGCCCGCGCGAGGGCGTTCTCGCTAGGCATGCCCGCCAATGCAGAAACGACCTTCGGCGCGAGCCTGTTCCATATTTCCGCGCCGTAGGCCATCTCTTGGCGCGCGGCGTCGGCGCCGCCCGGTTCGATCCATGCCGCGATGCATTCGGCAGAGGGTGACTCGTGTGCCTGGCTCGGCGTGTTGCTCTGGTGAGTGGGGGCCGCGGCCAGCATTGCGCGGTACGCCGGCGCCATCGTCGCGAGCGAGGCCGCGAGCATGTCGGCGGTGATCCCCTGTGCCTTTTCCATGCGCATCAGCACTATCGGAGCCGCTTGCCGGGCAAGGGCGACATCCATCGCGCTCGCAGTTGGCCACACGGCGAGCGCGGCGCCGGCGATGATTTCCGGTGTGGGCTCCAGCGGCACGACCGTGTGCGTCGTCGGATCGATGGTCACCGTGAGGGTCTTGGTCATTGCGGTTCTTTCGGGATTGGATCGAACGACGAACGCGCCTCGGCCCATGCTCGGACCTTCGGCGCCAGCGCGCGGCGCGCGGTGCGGCGCTGGCGCGAGTTGCCGCTGAGCCGCTTGTCCATCCATTCGATGTGTGCGTCGGTGTTGCAGAACGGGCAAGGAATGTCGCCGCCGGAAAACAAGGGGCCGCCCGGCTCGTCGCAGGAGTCCAGGTCCCACATGTACCCGTCGATGCATGTGCCGTCCGGGTAGCGCGCACCGAAGGTCGGCGCTTCGTAGTTGCAGCCGAGTTCCTTAGCCATGTTCCGACCCCTTCGCGCCGGCGCCGCAGTCGGAGAGGGCCGTGCGAGCGAGGGCCAAGACTGATGCGATCAATCCTGAGTCCATGTCGTGGCCGAATGCCATGACTGGCGGGTGGGCCGCTGGGTACAAGATTCGCGCGGGCACATCCTGCTGCTGATGCTTCTCGATAACGGTTACCGCAACGTCATCAAGGCCTCCGAGCAGCGGCGACCTGTGGAAGTGCTGCGCCGGGAAGGTGTAGCTCTCCCCGGCCTCGATCCGCATCAAGTGCCGGACCACTCGGAAGGCTCCATCTAGTGCGGTGGTGGGGCCGTGAAACTTGTTGTCTGCGGCAGCGCGCGCGTGCGTCAGCGCCATCATCCTGTGGTCGCCGCCTTCATAGCGGTAGGTCGACAGTTCCTCGTGTGCAATGGTCCCGCAGAGGACGTGCGACACCATGTGAAACCGGTGGTCGTGAGCGTCGCCGCTGATGTCCATGCCGGGCTTGAGAAGCCGACGACTCCAGATGTGCAGGCGAGTCTCAACATCAGAGCCTTCGCCGAGATAGCCCTGTAGCACGCCGATGCCGTGGTGGCGCCATTGCATGCCTTCCATTGCGCACAGTGCCATGGCCCGCATCGAGTGCCACGCTTGATTTCTCGTGATCTTGGTGAACCGGCTCATGCTCCGCCGCCTTTCGTTCCGCCCTTCGAAAGCCCGGTTCCGAGGGGAGTGTCCTCCCTCGTCCTGACCCCGTAGACGGCTTCGCACACCGCGCGGCATTTCGCGAGGCTGAATCGATCGTTCTCATCGCGCACGCCCGTTTCCATGTCGAGCCAGTAGTTGTCATCCTTCGCACCGATGACAGCCACGGCGGCAGCCACGTTGTCCGGGTTGAGCCCGCCGGCATAACCGCGCACCGCATTGATGTCTTCGCCTGGCTCCGGCCATGCCGCAGGCGCGATGCCGCGGCCTCCGCTGGCGTCAAAGAGCCACTGCACATCAGCCTCATCGGGAAAGGCTTCACGGCACTGGAGAATGGGCTGCAGGTCCGGGTCGATTGCCTCGACCCACTCGACCAATTTGGTGGTGTCGATGCCGCGAAGCGTGGTGTTGATCTGCACTCGGAAAAATTCGCCAAGCATCGAGTCGACCAGCGTCTCTGAATTCGCGAGCAGGCTGTCGCTGTGGCCGCCGCACAAGTGCGCGGAAAGGCAGAGCCTCCGATGGAAGAGGCGATAGATGAAGGTGTAGGACGGATACCGCGGCTGATTGCCCTGCCGAGCTGGCGAGAACAGGATGCCCCACTCGATGGGGTAGAGCGCTGCCAGCTCCGTCATGCCGGCGATATCGGTTCCTTCGTCAGCGCCGGTGAACGTGATGAAGTTAGGGAGTGCGGCCATCACGCACCTCCTTTCGAGCTGGCCTCGAGGCGGTCGCCGCTTTCGATGGCTGCGATTGCAAGAGCGGCGATCTTTACCAGGCGGTCGCGGCGCTCTGCCTTGTTGCAGAGCCTATGCAATTGCTTGCTGATGCAGTTGACCCATTCGACAGCGTTGTGCTGGTCGTCGTGCTGAGTGCCGCCCCATTGTTCATCCTGTCGGTTGCGCTCGGCGCTCACGTCGCGGAAGGCCATCAAGCGGCCCGACCTTGTACGGTCGAGCGTGTCGCAGAAGCTCGTCGTCAATTCATCGTCAATCGTGACGGCACGGCGGCGCGTGCGAGGCATGGCAACCGGCTTCCAGCCTGCCGGCGGCGTGTAGCCGATATGAGCGTGCAGCTTGCCGTCGTGCACGAGCTGGGCGATTCGTGAGTCAATGGCGGCGTGTACGTCGGCGACGGTATGCGGCATGCAGGGCTCGTCGCAGTCGTGGTCGCATTCCTCGCATCCCGGCCAGCCGCCGTCGTGGGCTGCGATGGCCTTCGCTAGTTCGGCTTCATCCCAGTCATTGATCGTTCGCTCGCTCGCCCAATCAATGGCTGCTGCGACGATTGCCGCTTCGACCGCGGTCGTGCTGGCGGGCGGGATGGGGGAGTCTTCAGTCTTCAAAGCGTACTCCTGGCGCGCTCGGGCGCGCAGTGAAAGATTTCCGATGAGGGCATTCGATGTGGCTGCACTCCACTTCGCCGCGTGCGACCTCGAGCATGCGCATGCCGCGCCTGTTGCAGGTGCTGCAGTCCTTGGGATCGCGGTCGCCGGTGTAGATGGCGCCGGCGAGCGGATGGGGTGCGCTGGGCTGCGAGGCGCGCGTGCGGCGCTCCGCATCGGCGGCAGCGGCTTCGATTTGCCGCGAGGGGTTGCGCGGGATCACGCGGCCGACCTTCAGCATTCGGCGCTCCTGGCTGTATCGGCCGGCACTGCGAAGAAGCCGAGCGACCCTCTGAGCGGTTGAAACGGCAGCGGTTGGGTATCGCGGAGCACGAAGCCCTGCGGTCCGAAGAACCATGGCGAATCGCTGGTGCCAACGCAATCGACCACATCGGCGCTCCCGACAATGCCGCCGCGCGGGAGGGCGTCGAATGCGGGCAGGGCCTCTGCCGCCTCCTGCAGTCGCGGGGACAGGGACAGAAAATCGAGGGCGTCCTCGTATTCGCCGCGCGTCATGCCTTTGGCGGCATGGATGAGCGTGGCGCCGCGATGACGCGTGGCCCAGCTGCGGTTCTCGATGAGCTTGATCGTGCCGGCTGCCAGCGCCGCGGCGCGCGCTTCCCCTTCGAGGTCCGGCCGCACGATCAGCCAGGCCCAAGGCTGGCGAATTGAGATTGCGAGCGTGGGGCCGGGATTGCTCGGGAAGGGTGTCGGGCTGACGAACTCGGGCGGCATCATGCTGGCTCCTTCTGCGTCATGCGGCGAAGGCGCAGCTGCAACGCGGCGGCGGCGTCGAGTCGCGCGTGCAGTCCTTCGAGCGCCTCGGCGCTGAGCGGATAGCCGGACCGACGAACGAGGCGCGCGGCGTCCTGCAGCGTGTGCAGGTCGTGCGGGTTGTGGAACTCGACCGTCATCCGGTTGGCGGTGACATCGACGCCCGCCACGGAAACGAGCGGGCCGGCGCAGGCAATCTCTGTTGCAGCCATCGCATCAGTGGTAGCGAGAATCGCCTCGACCAGCTCCACGCGTCGGGCGGGCACCAGCTCGGGGGCAAGGCGCTTCACCACGCGCCAAAGGGCGGTTCTGCTGCTCATGCTGTCGCCCGCTGTTCTGCTGCGGCCTGGCGCAGCGTGAGGTGGTAGGAGGTGGCAGCGGCCTCGGCCATCTGCTGCGGCGTGCTGTTGCGCAGCATTTCTTCGTAGACCTCGAGGCCGGCGACGATGGCATGCAGCCCGGGGCCGTCGAACCCGTAGCGTCCATGCCGCCCACGGATGCCGTCGCAGCGGATCAGCGCATCGCGGGCGGCGACCATGGGCGCGACGCATACCGGGTCGATCTGTTCTGCGCGAACGAGACCGACGTTGATGCACGACGCGAGGCGGTCGAACATGTCGTCATCCGTTGTGCCGGCCTTGAGCTGGCAAAAGGCGTCGTGCAGCTTCGTCATCACCTCATCGGCGGTGCCTGGGTGCGTGTCCTGGCGTGCGGCAATGAGCATTGCCCATGTCGCGGGGTTGACATTGGAGCGGGGATAGCGGCGCTTCATGCGGCCTCCAAGATGAAAGAGGGTTGGCGCAGGCGCTCGCGTTGGAGCGGCTCATGCGCCTCGTTGAGTTCGATGCCAATGAATTGGCGGCCGAGCTGCTGCGCCACCTGGCCGGTGGTGCCGCTTCCGAAGAACGGATCGAGAACGACGCCGCCCGCCGGCGCGCCGGCCAGAATGCAAGGTTCGATGAGGTCCGTTGGAAAGGTCGCGAAGTGCGCGCCCTTGTATGGCTTGGTGCTGACGGTCCAGACGCTGCGCTTGTTGCGCCGGCCCTCATAGGCAACCGGCTCGCGGTCCTCGCGAAACTGCGGCTTCTGGCCATGCTCGCCTGCGCTGTCTTTGGTGGTGCGCGCAAAGCTGTTCCGTCGAGAGACAGCCTTCATCGGCCCGTTCGTCTTGCCTGGCACGCGGTCGCTGCCGGCCTGGGATTCGATGTCCTGCGCCATCCTGCTCAGCGTCGACTCGGCCGAGGGCTCGCTGATGGCGCCTTGGTCGAAGTAGTAGCTCGGTGACTTCGACATCAGAAAGATGTCCTCGTGCGCCTTGGTGCACCTGTCCCGCACGCTCTCCGGCATGGGGTTGGGCTTGTGCCAAACGATGCCCTGGCGGAGATACCAGCCGCTCGAGCGAAGGGCGAAAGCCGTCATCCATGGGATGCCGACCAGATCCTTTGCCTTGATGCCGCTGCCCTTCGGCAGGTTGGTGGTTCGCCGGGACTGCTTCGGGTGATTGGTGATGCTTCGCTGCTGCGCAACGCTGGCGTTATAAGAGCTGTTGCCGTGGTTGGTGGTGCGGCCTTCCGCGCCCCACGAGCCGGCGTAGCTGTCGCCAAGGTTGAGCCACAGGGTGCCGTCATCGGCAAGGATGTCGAGGCACAGCGAGAACACTTCCACCATCGTGGCAACGTACTCATCGGGTGTTTCCTCGAGCCCGATCTGTCCGGCGTGTCCGTAGTCGCGCAGGCCCCAGTAGGGCGGAGACGTGACGATGGTTTGCACCTGCACGCCATCAGCAGCCATCCGGCGAAGCACCGCGCGCACGTCGCCGAAGTGGCAGCGGTTGAGCCAGTCCTTCATGCTGCCTCCCTTCCGTAGATCAGGGATTCGTGGGCGAAATTGGCGGCTACTAGCCTTTCTGCTTGGATCGGTGCCACGCTGTTGCCACACATCCGGACCTGCGCAGTGGCGCTGAGCTTGATGCGCGGAACGGCCAGTGGATCTGCAGCCTGTACCCCGTCCTTGAACAGCAGCGCCGGGTCTGGAATCTCGTGGATGACATAGCCTTCCGGGAAGCTCTGAGCAAGGAAGAGCTCCGGTGCCTTGAGCATGCGGAGCGTGATGTCCACCAGCACCCACCATTGCCCCTCGTGAAACATGAGCACCAGCTCGGCCGGCTCGGGGAAGTGCTCGGGCAAGTGCTGGTGCAGCAACTCGGCGCACATGCGCGCGCGTTCACGCAGCTCGGGTGCGAGGCACTCGGCGGGCACCTGCACGGCCTGCACGAGGCCCATGCGTCCCTTGGTGGGGAGCGTGTGCATCGGCTCGGCGACGCCTTGCCATTGCCCTCCGTTGCTGTAGTACTTCACGCAATAGGCGGTGATGAGGCGCTGGTTGGCTCCCTTGGAAAGGATGGTGGACATGGGCGCATCAGCCGAACGCCCGGCGTTGTCCTCGTAGAAACCGCCGTAGGCCTGCTCGAGGCACGCGGAGACTAGGGCCTGCTCGCCGCGATGTGCGCCAGTGATGGTGCGCAGCGGCTCGGCTGGGTCGTTCCCTGCGCGCTCGCCGTGGTGCGTCAGGTGCGTGAGGTGCACGGCGGTGACCGCGCTGGTGCCGCCGCTGGCTGTCACGGTGTTGAGCGGCTGCTCGAGGCTGCGCACGCCGTGGCTCCAACGCTTTGCGCCGGTCGCAGACGATTCTCCGTGCCCCATGTCCACCAGATGGGCTGCCACCACCGCATGCTTCACGCCACCGGCCACTACGGTGCCGAGCGGGCGCTCAATGTCCAGCGCGCGCGGCTCCTGTCCGGCGCGCTCGCCATAGCCGATGGTCACCAGGCTTGCGCTGGCGAGGCCGTGATGAGTGCCGCCGGCCGAGATGGTCGAAAGCGGCAATGCGATGTGATCGCCTTGCAAGTGGCTTTCCTCGGTGCCGCGCATTGGCGCGACTACCGGCGCGACCACGGCGTGATGGCCGCCGGTTGTGACAGTTGCTAGCGGCAGAGACGCTGGCGCGCCAGTGTGACCGGTGGTGTTGGTCATCACCATGGGCGAGAGGGTGGGCGTGACCACCGAAAAGTGCCCGCCCTTGACCTGTGCGCAGATCGTGCGCAGCGGCTCGTCGGCCGCCATGTTGCGCTGGTTGCTAGCGTTGGCATGCTCGCTCACGAACGGGGCGAGCACTGGCTGAGCGATGCAGGAGTCGGCTTTCGACGTGATCGTTTGCAGGGGCAGGTTGACAGGCCGTTCTGGCGATTGGCCCATGCGCCCGCCCACACCCACGATGAATGGCTTAGGGCTCGCGAGAACGTGCCGCCATAGGCCCTTCGCAACACGGCGAAGTGTGTTCACGGCGAGCGCGCGGTCGCGGCCAAAGATGCTGCGGGCCGGAAGGCTGAAATCGATGCATTCAGCGGCCGAGCGCCACGGCAGAAGCTTGCCGGCGAGCACCTCGGCACTCGCGGGGTTGCCGTGGGTAGCCTCGGGCCAACGGATGGGCAGGCCATCGCGCCGGGCCACGAGAAAGAGGCGCTTTCGGATGGTCGGCGCGCCGTGATCACAGGCGCGCAGCTCGCGCCATTCCACGTTGTAGCCGTGGCCGCGTAGCTGACGCACGAAGCTCTCGAAGGTCTTCCCCTTGCGGGCGGGGTCTGGTCGAGCGGTGCCATCGGTGCCCACGAGCAGCGGACCCCAGGTGGTGAACTCTTCGACGTTCTCGAGCATGAGCACGCGCGGCTTGGTCAGTGCCACCCAGCGCATCCCGACCCATGCCAGGCCGCGAATGTGTTTCGCCACTGGCGTGCCGCCCTTGGCCTTGGAAAAGTGCTTGCAGTCCGGCGAAAGCCACACGAGCCCGACCGGCTGGTTGCGAGTGACTTTGATCGGATCGACTTCCCACACGCTCTCGAGCAGGTGCTGAGTGCGCGGGTGGTTCATGGCGTGCATCGCCAGCGCTTCGGGATCGTGGTTGATGGCAATGTCCACCGGTCGCCCGAATGCGGCTTCGATGCCGGTAGATGTGCCCCCACCGCCAGCGAAGTTGTCGATGATCAACTCGTGCGGGAATGGCAGGCCTTGCTGCTTCACCTGTGGTGCAGGCGGTCGAGGCGATGGGCTTGGCCGGCGCGCGCGGGGAATGGCGCGCGGCATCTCCCGTAGCATCTCCGCGATCTGCGCGCGTGACACATCCACGCTGAAGCCCTCGAACTCGGAGAGGCGGTGAAGCTCGTCGTCCTCCGCGCGAACGGGGTTGTGGCTAGTCACCTCCAGTCGATATGTCCGAAGCGGCGCCGGAAGCGCGGGCAGCAGATGCCGCTGAATCAATATGGCCAGCGCTTCGCGTGCGTCGACCTCGACGCCGGCCTCTGCCGCGGCGCGAAGGAAGATCGGGTGCTCTTGGAGCATCTCTCCGTCGCCGAATCCCCAGTTGGCGAACAACTGGCTCGCGTGGAGCTCGACCCCGCACTCGCGGCCGAGGTCCAGTGGTTGGGTGAAGTCGTCGCGCTTCACGTCTTCATGCCTCCGCAGTGACATTGACACGCACGCGGTCGATGCCGAGGTCACGGGCAACAAACTCGCCCAGCACCAAGCCCTGCAGGTGGCGCACGTCGTGAATGTTGGCGATGACGGCCTCGGGCTTGAAGCGCGCGCCGTCCGTCGCGCTGACATGGGCGTTCTCTGCCTCACCATTGCAACCTGGCCGCGTCACTTGCCAGAGCGTGCCGCCGGCGGCGCGCACGGTGTCGGCCTCGTTGTCGAAACGAACATCGGTGATGACAAAGCGGCTTTCGCCGTCGCGCTGGTACGCGACCAGGCGCGCGAGCAGGGCGCGTGTCCAGTAGCGCGGGTGCTGCATGCGGCGGTACTCGGAGCCCCACCATTGAAGGATCTGCCGAGGTGCGCGCGGCATGTCGAGCCATTCATCGCTGAGCGGCGTGCGGTGGTCCGGTGCCGCTGCGCTGAGCGAATAGACCACGGCCGCGAGGAAGTCCTGCGGCGCGCCGCGCATGCGCAGGGTTGGGGTGGGAACGCTCTTGAGGTGGGGCGACGCCAGTTCATCGGGCATGAGCCCGAAGCCGCTGGCGACCTCGGCGCGCAGGGCATCAGCGAAGGCCAGTTTGCGAAAGCGCGCATGCGCCACCAGCAGATCGGCCACCGTGTCTTTGCCCGAGCCGGCAAAGCCGGTCAAGCCGATGATGTGTTGCTTCATGCGCGCTGGCTTCACGGCTTGCCGATCAGGACGGTGTAGCCCAGCGGCGCCGCACCCTCGGTGGTGCTCACGGTCGCACCGCGCACCTGCTCGACGTAGCCCGTGAAGGCGTCTTCGATGGCGTTCTCGGGGCGTTCCAGTTCGTAATGAAACTTCACCGCGCCGCTGTTCAGTCGGTACTTCAGGCGCGCGGTGAGCTTGTAGCCGCCGCCGTTCTTGAAGAGGCGCAGGCCGAGCGTGAAGGTCTTCGGGATCGATACCGCGCCCTCGCCGGCAGTGGCATTGATCGTCTCGTTGTAGGTGAGCTGGGTCTGCCCGTCCTGCAGCCGCTTCGCGCTCGAAAAGTTAATGCCGGACGACGCGGCGATGGTGGTCGCTACTGTGAGCAGCTTCTCCGCGTCATCGCCGTGCAGGTCGGCCATGTTGTCTTCGATGAACTCGGCGAACTCGGTCTGACTGAAGACCTCCCCGTCCTTGTCGAGCCAGCGCTTCGCTTCCGGTGTGAGAACCGCAGCGAACACGGCGCGATGGTCGCGCCAGCCCGGGCCCGCCTTCGTGTCGTTGAACACCGCGGTGATGGTGCGCGCATCGGGGTCGGCGTACACGTAGCCCGTTGCCTGGGCGTGCTGGTCGGCGAGATAGGTAAGCAGGCTCTCGAGCGAGCCCAGTGCGATGGTGCCGCGCAGCCGGTTCGGCACGATCTGCGCCTGTTCGATCTTGCTGGTGAGGTCGATGTGCTGGAACTGCGGGGGCACCACGAGGTGGGTCGTTCCCGCGATGGCCTTCGGCTCGAGGCCGATGGTCGTGATGTCGCGAACGAGTTGAGCGGTAGGCGCGTTGAGGGCGTCCATGGATCAGGCTTCCTTGAAAGTTGCGGGAGGGGTGGCGGCGGAAACGTCACGCAGCTGCAGCTCTTGCTGCCGCGGGTGATTGCGGGAGGTCTCACCGTCTTCGGTGAGCCAGAAGAAATCGCTGGCCTGCTCGGGCTTGGGCAGCTCGAGCTTTCGGTCGGCGGTGATGGTCACTTTGTCGACCGATCCGCTGTTGGAGCGGGTGGCCGGGGCCACCTTGACCTTCAGCGTGAGCGAGCCGGCGCGGCCGGTGGTTTGCACCGTGCGCAGCAGCTCGGCGAAGTCGGCGCTCAACGCGGCATTGGTGGTGCCTTCGTTGAGCTCGACAATGAAAAGGGAAAACGCTTTCACGGGCGTGGCTCTCCTGTGGTTGATGAAAAAGCGGGGTGGGGAAGGGGGGCGCGTCAGGCGGGCTGCGCGGCGGGCGCGCGGGCGGGCAGCAGTTCGCAACTGCTGACGCTCGCGCTCGTCTCGGGCGAGCCGCGTGGGCCCAGCAGGGAGCGCGGATTAATGAGCACCAGACGCAGCGCGTCGCCGGCCTTGAGCGCAGGGTGCGCCTTGCGCCAGGCTTCTGCGCTGGGGCCGAGCCAGCGCACGACATAGCCCTCGACGCGGCCGGGGCCTTGGTTGTCGATCAGCCGCATCTTCAGCACGAAGTCCTTGTTGTCATCGACGTGCTCGCTGACGGCCGGGCGGCCCGGGTAGTCCTTGCCCACGAAGAAGACGCCGGTAGTGGTGGTGGTCACAGGCGCTGTCCTTTCTTCTGCTCAGCGATGACGCGCTGGAAGGTTTTGCGGATGTCGGTTTCGCAGGCGCGCTGGTACTTGAAGCGCGGGTCGAGCAGGCCGCTCACGGGGCCGGTCGGCGGGAGCGGCGCGGGGCGCCGGCGGCGGGGTTCGAGTGCGAGCTGAATCACGGCGTGCTCCATCCGTAGACCGCCATCGCTGCGAAGATGACGGGCATGACGATGGGCACCGCGAGCATCGCGATGGTCTTGAGCAGGCCCGGTGCGGGCTGTACGGGCGACGTTCTCACGCTGGCACCCCCGCTTCGGTGGCGGCGATGGCCACGGCCTTCGTCACGTCGATGGTCAGCACGAGCGAGCGGCCGAACTTGAGCTTCACCTGCTCTTCCTTGGTGCCCCAGTCCTTGCGCTCGATTTCGCGGAAGCCGAGGTCGATGAGGGCGGCAAAGAGCTTGTCGTCACGCGAGCACATCGCGGTCTGAATGCGCACGGTCTTGCCGTGGTCGTAGGTGCAGAGGTCGCGGTGCGCCAGTTGGATGCCGCGCTCGGCGAGCGCGGGCAGGAACTGGTCGAGCACTGCGAGCTTTGCGCGCAACGCCTTGATTTCGGCGAGGCGGCGGCTGTGCTCGTAGTTGGCCTTTGCGACGGCCAGCTCTTCGAGGGTCGTCGGCTCGCGGCCGTTGACCTTCAAGTGCTTCTGCCAATCGCTGATGAGACGAAAGGGCGTGCTCATGCGGCACCGCCTTGCGCCTGCTCGGCCGCCTTCGCGAAACCGCGCATCGAGCCGGCCGCGCTGATGGCCGACAGGTTCAACGCATCGATTTCACCGTTGAGGGCGTGTGCCTGCGCGGCGAACTGGGCGCGCATTGGGTGTGCGGGCGCGTCTTCGACGTGGGCGCGCACCACGCCGTCTGCGATGCCGGGCAGCGAGACTTTGCCGGCCTTCAGTGCCTTGTCTGCGAGCGGCAGGCCCATGGGCTGCCACGCGGCGATGCCGACTGCGGGGCAGCGATAGAACGCCTGGCGGCGCGTGCTGACCTTGCGAATCCAAATGTCCACGCGCGCCGAGCCGGTCGGGACGAAGCCGGTGGCTGCGCCCGCGCTCGTGGCGTGGTGAGCTTTGACGCCGCGCATCGCCTAGCTCGCGCGCTCGAGGCGTTCAACTCGGGCAATGGGGTGCCCGGTCTTGGTGTGGGCGGCGTGGAGCGCCGCGCTGCCGTCTTCAGCGTCGAGGTCGACGTGGGGGAGCAGGCCCGACTCGCTGGATGCCGGCTCGTAGAAGCAGCGGTAGCTGCGGGCGGCCGAGGCCGGGATCGTGTTCGCGGTTCGCTTCATCTGTCCATCTCCAAGTTGGGATGGACGAATAGTAGCGATGCTGCTTTCTCAGAACAATAGCAATGCTGCTGTTGTTACAAAATAAAGTAGCAGGGCTGCTTTTTGCAGCCTTTGGCGTCTCAGCGGGGCCGGATGTTTTCCGCAGCAGTCCAATAGCCGTCGGGGTTGCCGCGGGGCCGAACCTTCACCAGGCCCGCAAAGATCGCGGTGTCCTCGAGGAAGACGATGGCGCCTTGGCTCAGGATCAGGCAAGAGCCGCTGCTGGCCCCGCCAACGAGCGCGCGATTGAAGGCCTCACTATCGTCTTGAGAGGCGAGGGATGTGAGCTTTTCGTACTGCTCTCGCCTTGAGCAGGCTGCCACCGAGTTTCGGGCGATTTCGTAGCCATTTGCTGAAGGCTTTGCCGGCGATTGAATGGGGGCGCCGCCGGCTGCGGTTGGTGGCGGCCTGGAGGGAGATTGTTTGGGCGCGTTCTCAAGCGCCCCAGCGGGGCACTCGGAAATTTGCAGGGTGATGATTTTCCCATTTGGCATGGTGCATTGCGTCGCTGACCATGCTGCCGACGACAGGCATAGGCCTAGTGATGCGGTCAAGAGCGCATATCTCAAAGCTTTACCCCCATCCACACCGCGCGTCCGATGATTTCAACGTGATGGCTGGCATCAATCGGGATGTCTGGGTTGCCGTCTGCGTTGTCCGAGCGCGCTACCCAGCCCGAATGCGTCTGGGCAAGCCGTTTGACGATGAGGTCGTCTCCATAGGCCAGCGCGAAGACGGAGCCGCTTCTTGGCTCTCGGTTGCGGGTGTTCACCAGCAGCACCGCGCCGTTGATGATCGTTGGCTCCATGCTGGTGCCGGTGACGTGGACGATGCGAGCTGAATCCGGTGTGGCTCCGCAGGAGGCGAGAAAGTCGCGGCGAAATTGCAGTGACCCCTCGACCTCTTCAACAACTGTTGCGGCGCCCGGACCCGCCGACAAGCGCACGGTGAGGCGCTGCACGGCCACGAACTCCGCTTCTTCGGAGGCCGGGTGTTCGATGACTTTGGCCGCTCCTGCAACTTGAGCCGCGATGGTGGGGCTGAAGTCGCCGATCGCTACTCCGAGGCCCCGCGCGAAGTTCGACGCCTGCTCTATGTTTAGTGGGCGGCGGCCATGCAGATAGTGACCCATGTTCGGCTGTGACCGCAGGCCGTACTGCGCCGCGAATTCATCCTGTTTCAGGCCTCCGGCCGCTCGATATTTTTTGTACAGCGCGAGCAGCCGCGCGGCGTCTTCGCGCTGCCAGTTTTCGAGTGAGTTCGTGTCGTTGTTCTTCACTCTGAAAACTGTAGCGACGCTACTTTGCTTGACAAGCAGCATTGCTATTGAGATAACATAGCAGCAAAGCTACTAAGTTCAAATGCACCACCTGAAATCCATTCGCGAGCGACTGGGCGTGACGCAGCAGGCGCTTGCAGACGGCATCGGCTGCACACAGGGCAATGTTGGGCACTATGAGCGCGGGCAGATGCTTCCGCCCAATGTCGCGACCAAGCTGATTGCGTTTGCTGCCGCACGCGGCCTGCGGATCGGATACGACCACATCTACGGCGATAAGCCCTTGCCCGAGTTGCACTCTGTGCTGAGTGCCGTGCGCATGGAAGGCGAGAGCGCGCATGCGTGACGGTCTTTTGAAGTCGCGCGTCCTCATCACCCTCGTGGAGTGGGCGGCGGTACTGGCGGAAATCGCGTTGCTCTTCGCGTGGAAGGCTGCGGCAATGCAGGGCGCCGGCCGCGTGCTGGTGGCCTGGCTGGTCATTTCTGGCTTGGGCGGGTGCGCGTGCATCTTGGCTCCGACTGGTCGCTTGCCTCTGCCGGCCTTTGGCCATCACCTGCTGGTGGTCTGCAGCGTGCTCTCTGGCGGCGCGCTGTTTTGGTTCGGTCACAGCTTGCTCGGCGCTCTGGCGCTCATGGGCTTGTTCGGGACGTGCGTCTATCGCCGCCGGTGTGACGCCGCAGAGAGGGTGCCGCGCCTCAGATGACCCGGACCTCCTTCCACCTTCAGGCGCTCGCTGCGCAACGCGAGCGGCGCATTGCCACGTTCTCACGACCATCGCACGTCCGCCGGGCGCACCACGTCGACGGCGGGCGTCAGCACGCGTCGGCACAGGCCTTCGAGCGTCTTCGTTTGCCGCGGCGTGCGTGCGCCATGGGCCAGCGCGCTCGCCGAGCAGATGGCGATCCACGCCGAGACGGTTTCCCGATTGATTTCGGGCTCCACCTCCAGCAACAGCACGAGCTGCTGCAGGAACTGCTCGATGGCATCGATTCGCTCGCTGGGCGTGGGGGCGAAGGCTTCCATGGCCGGCTGGTCTTTCTCTTCTCTTGAGGTTTGCATGAACGCAACTTTCTCAATTCCCGGCCATCTCGCCTATGGCGGCGATGAGCCCAATCCCTCCAGACCCGCCGGGCAGGACATCCTCGATGCGGTCTACAACACGGTGCACGGGTATCCGGGCGGCGTCACGGCGCTGGCCGCGCGCATGGGCATTCCTGTCAACACGCTGACGCACAAGGCCAACCCCAACACGACCACGCACCAGCCCAACCCGCGCGAGCTCATCGCGATGCAGGCCTTCAGCGGCAATTTCGCGGTGCTCCATGCGATGGCCGAGGCACTGGGCCACACCTGCACTCTCGCGACGCCAGACCAGTCGGGCGCCGATCCGGTTGAGGCGCTGATGCGTCTGCATTCGGCCTTCGCCGACTACGTGCGGGCCACGGCGGATGCGGTGCGCGAAGGCGAGGGCGCTGTCACGGGCAATCAGGTGCGTCGTGCCGACTACGCCGCGCAGGAGGTCATTGCGGCCGTGGGCCACGTCATGGCGCTTCTGCGCGGGCGCATGCGGAAGGCGCCGCAGACATGAGCCGTGGGGAAATGGATCTGCCGCCCGATATCGACTTGGCGAGCCTGCTCGCGCGGGTAGATGAGGTCGGCGATTGTCTGATCTGGAACTGCTATGCGCTCGATGGCCTGCATCCGCAGTGGCGTGTTGGCGGGCGGCTGTGGAACGTGCGACGCTTGCTGTGGCTGCTCGTGCGCGGTCCGCTCGCGGCCGGCCTGCAGGTGGGAGTCGGCTGCGATGCCGAACTGTGCGTGCATCCCGATCACTTGGCAGCGCGAACGCGCTCGCAGGCATGCGCCGGCAAGTCGAAGACAGCCGCTCACCGGGTGCGCATCGCGCTGGGGAAGCGGGTCGATTCGATACTAACGGCAGACATCGTGCAGGCGGTGCGCATGAGCGCTGAGCCGGGCGTAGTCCTCGATGAGCAGCTCGGGCTCTCGCGCGGCTACGCCTCGAAGCTGCGCACGGGAGCGGTTTGGCGGCAGCACGGGTGCGCATTCGCCGGCCTGGGGGAGCGTGCAGCGTCATGAGCATCAAGGTGATGACGATGGTGTTCGACCGCTACCCTGTGGGCGGTAGCGAGCGGCTTCTCGCGCTGGCCATTGCAGACCATGCGCACGATGACGGGACGCACATCTACCCGGCCATCGACACGCTGGCGAGCAAGACGATGCAGAGCCGCAGCACGGTGCAGCGGCAGATCGCCAAGATGCTTGCCATCGGTTGGCTCGAGCGCGTCGGGTCGAAGACGGGGCGCGGCTACGTCAATGAGTACCGCATTTCGTCGGCGTGGATCAGGGGCGAGTTGTTGCCTTCGCAGGTCGCCCCGCCGCTTGTTACAGACGTGGAGCCCAGTTATCCACAAGCAGGTCAGATTGACACCCTTATTTCTGCTCAGAAGGGTGTCATCCAGAACGAAAAGGGTGTCATCCACGACGTGAAGGGTGTCACAGCTATGACACCCGAATCTTCAGAACCGCCAAAGAACCGAACCCCCCTACCCCCCGAGGGGGGAGCGACGGGTTTCGATCAAGTCTTTGCGGAATACCCGAACCATGCCAACCGGGCGAAGGCAGAGCGGCGATGGCGCCGGCTTAGGCCCGACGCGGCATTGCAGCAGGCCATGCTCGCGGCCATCGCCGTGCAGCGGCACAGCGTGAAGTGGAGCAAGGACAAGGGCCAGTTCGTGCCCGAGTTCCACACCTGGCTGCGCAACGCGGGTTGGCGCGACGACGTGAGCGACCGCGGCCCGGTTGTGCCGTGGGACACCAACCGCAGCACTATCGAAGCCAAGGCTGCTGAGCTTGGCATGGCCCCTTGGAACGAGGGAGACCTGAGCGTCAACCGCGAGACCTTCCACGCCTACACCGAGCGCGTGCGCCGTCTGGTCGAACAGGAGGTGGAATGCGCATCGACCTGAAGCTCGACGGCATCGAGTCCGTGCGCGGCGCGCTCAACAAACTCACCGGCAATCAGGCGCGCGATGCGTTCGCCGCGGCCCTCAACGACACGGCCTTTCGCGTGCGCCGCGAGATGCAAAAGGAAATGCGGGCGGTATTCGACAAGCCGACGCCGTACATCCTCAAGAGCGTGTATGTCCGGCAGGCCACGCGGCAGCGGCAGGATGTGGCCATCGAGCCCACCTACTTCGGGGGCAAGGGGGTCGACCCGCAGAAGATCCTTCAAGCGCAGGAGTTCGGCGGCAGGCGCACGGACAAGCGCAGCGAGGTGGCGTTGCGCCGCGTGGGCATTCTGCCCGCCGGCTTTCAGACGGTCATTCCTGCGAGTCCATACCCGGGCAGTGATGACGGCCGGGGCAATCTGCGCGGCTCATTCCTTTCGCAGCTGCTGTCGTACTTCCGTGCGTTCGGCGAGCAGGGCTACCGGGCCAACATGACAGACAAGCGTCGTGCGCGCGTGCACCAAGGCACGAAGAAGGTCGATGGCCGTCGCTACTTCGTTGCCTATGGGCGCTTGCGCAGTGGGCCCACTGCGCACCTGCCTCCTGGCATATGGGCAGCGGCGGGCACACATGGGGTGGATGTGCGCCCTGTGCTGTTGTTCGTGCAGGTGGGTGAGTACGTGCCGCTGCTCAGCATGGAGACGGTGGCCGAGCATGCCGACGTGGATGCGTACATGGCGCGACGGCTGCGCTACCGCATCAGGCAGGCGGTGGGCGAATGATGGCGGCCAAGGCAGGCATGCACCACCGCAGGGCGTGGAGGGCTCGATGCGAGAAAACAACATCGACCGGGGGAGGGCGCGGGTCCCTCCTGGAGGCCTGCCGTGCGGGTAATTCGAACCGCGTCCTCAGGCTGTTCACGGACCTTCCTAAGGGGGTTAAGTGAAGGTAGTTGAGGCTATGGGTGTGAGCATCACGCAGGCGGAGTTCGCTGTGCTGGTCGGCGTGAGCGAGGCGAAGGTGAGCCAGTTGGTCGGGGAGGGGGTTATCGAGCGCGGCCAGACCGCGCATGCGTGGCTGCTCGCCTACTGCGAACGACTGCGCGAGGTGGCCGCCGGGCGCGCGTCGGTCGAGGCCGGCGGCCTTGACCTTGTGCAGGAGCGCGCCAGGCTGGCTCGAAGCCAGCGCGAGGCGCAGGACATCAAGAACGCCGTGGCGCGTGGCGAGTTCGCGCCCATCGGCCTGCTCGCCGACGTGCTCGGCATGGCATCGAGTGCGGTCGTGGATCGCTTCGAGCAGCTCGAAGGTGCGCTGCGCAAGGCGTGCCCTGAGTTGCCGGATGAAGCGAAGGCCACGGTGCAGCAGGTCATTGCGAACGCGCGCAACGAGTGGATTCGCAGCACCTCGAAGCTGGTCGAAGAAGAGATGGATACGGCGATTCGATTCAGCTATGACTCCGACGACCCGGACGATGAGCAGCGTGTGCCGGACGATCATGGAAGCGAGGAAGCGTGATCTCGCCAACCAACGTTTCGCGTGAAACATTGCGCGCCGTGATCCACGCGGTGAGCCTCGGCCTTGGCAGCCTGCGGGCCGAGGTCTTTCAGACGCTCAGCGAGTGGGCCCGCGACAACTTCAAACTGGCTGGCGAAAGCTCGCACCAGAAGGGTGGATGGATCGCGTGGTCCTTTCAGATCGGCATCCTCGACTTCATGAGCGATGACCGGATCGAGGAACTCGACGTGGAGAAGTCGAAGCGAGTCGGGTACACGAAGATGATCACCGCCTTCGTGGCCTACAACATCGCGCACCGCCGGCGCAAGCAGGCGCTCTGGCAGCCGACAGACGATGACCGCGACAGCTACGTCAAGAGCGAAATCGATCCGATCCTTGATGCGCGCGACGGCGTGCCTTCGGTGCAGGCGGCGCGCCGCAAGGGCGGTGGCAGTGACGACACCATCAAGATGAAGAAGTTTCGCGACAGCGTTCTTCATCTGCTCGGAGGGAAGGCGAAGCGAGCCTATCGGCGCATCACCGTGGCGATTGCCATCCTTGATGAGTGGTCCGCCTTCGACCAGACCATCGAGAAATCGGGCGACCCGGGCGGCCTGGCGAAGGGCCGCCTCGAAGGCGCGCCCTATCCGAAGTTCGTTGGCGGCTCGACGCCTGGCTTCAAAGGGCTGTGCCATGTCGAGCGTGCCGTGCTCAACGCCGAGGGCTTTGTCCGGTTCTACATCGACTGCAAGCACTGCGGCCTTGAGCATCCGCTCGCATGGGGCGGCAAAGGAAAGCTGCACGGCTTCAAGTGGGACCGCGGCAACCCCGCCAGCGTGCACCATGTCTGCCCGCATTGTCGCAAGTCCATTCGGCAAAGCGACTTCCTGCAGGGCGGACTCCCCATGCAGGGCACCTGGGTGTGCGAGAAGACGGGCAAGAGGTTCGGGACGGACAGAGTGTGGCGCGACAGCGCCGGCATGCCCACTCGCCCGCCGAAGACGCTGGGCGTGCACATCTGGGCCGCGTACAGTCCGCAGCGCACCTGGGAAAGCATCGTCAAGGAATTCGAGGAAGCGCTTGACGCGCTCGCCCGCGGCGACTCGGGGCCAATGCAGCTCTTCGTCAACGAGACGCTCGGCGAGACATGGGAAGTCGTCGGCGAGCGCACCGATGAGCATGCGCTGCAATCGCGTGCCGAGGACTACCCTTTGAAGACTGTGCCGGCGGGCGGTCTGATACTGACGGCGGGTGTTGACGTGCAGCGCGACCGTTGGGAAATTGACGTGTGGGCGTGGGGGCGCGGCTTGGAGTCCTGGCACGTCGACCACCACGTCATCCACGGCAATCCTGCGTCCGAAGATGACTGGGCGCCGGTCGCGGCCTACCTGTCGAGCCGCTACGTGCAGGCTTGGCACGGCGGCTCGATGGGGTTGAGCGCAATTTCCATCGACTCGAGCGACCAAACGCAGGCGGTCTATAACTGGGTGCGCAAGACGCAGCATCAGCTTCCGAGGCTGCGCGCCATCAAGGGGCGAGGCGAAGAGAACGTGCCCGTCCTGGGGCCCAGCAGCCCGCAGGAGGTGCGGTGGAACGGCACAAAGATTCCCAACGGCATCAAGCTGTGGAATGTCGGCATCGACTCGGCGAAGGACTTGTTGCTCGGGCAGCTCGCCATCGAGAAGCCGGGGCCGGGCTTCGTTCATTTCAGTCAGGAACTGCCGCAAGAGTGGTTCGAGCAGCTCACGGCCGAGCAGCGCATCCTTGTGAAAGTCAACGGGAAAGAAGCCTACCGCTGGGTCAAGCGTAGGCCGCGCAACGAGGTGCTCGACAACCGCAACTACGCACTGCACGCTGCCTTCGGCCTCGGCCTTCACAACTACACCGACAAGCGTTGGAGCGACCTCGAGGCCTCCGTGCAGCCGGCGCGCGATCTGTTCTCGGCGCCTGCGCCAGCCATTTCGCCGCCCTCAGTTCAAACGCCGGCCCCCGTGCCCGCGGCAAATGCGTCTGGCGCGTCGCATGCGGCGGACTTCGACATCTTCTCTCCCATCGCTCTCAACTAAAAATGACAGAACCACACTCCAGCGACGAGCCGCTCGCAATCATCGAAGAGGAAGCGCGCGCCATGGCCCAGTGCTTCGGCGTCGCTGCGCCGGACGAAGCCGCGGCGTCGCTGATGGACCGCATCCTGCTGCGTCTTGGCGGCGAGCACATCTATTTTCCGAAGCGCCGCACGAGAGCGCGGCAGCAAGATCGCGAAGCGCTGTTGAAGAGATTCGACGGACGCAATCTTTTCGAGTTGGCCCGAGAATTCGGGATGACCCCGCGACACCTTCGCCGCATCCTGTCGGAAGGGCGCGAACGCTAGGCGCTGGCCTTGTCAAAGCCTTGGGTTCGCTCTTATCATCCGCGGCGGTGGTGGTGAAATCGTGGTGGAATTTCAGCGTTCGCGCTGCCATACCGCAAAGGGAAAATCGAGCCGGCGCCTCACTGGCCCCGTCTGAAATGCCGGGCTCCCGATGCGGCAACCAACCAACCTACCGGGTGCAAGGACCGGTGCCAGATTTTGCGTCTTGCTCAACGCTCGTTGAGATCCAGCGAGGGGCCATCGAGGCTCACATCAGTGAAGGGCTCGGGCTCGGCAATGTGCCCTCCGAACAGCGCGTTGAACTGCCTTTCTGCATCGCTCAAGAAATGCAAGATGTCGTCCAGCAGTTCGCGAAATGTTGTGCATTCCCAGGTGACGTTTGGAGCTGCGTTCGCCAACGAGTTGCGCACGTAGGCATCAAGACTCATGGGTGCCGCCGTCAACTCATTTTTCTTGAAACTAGGACTAAGGGTGCGGACGTTGAGCATGGAGAAGGCGCAAACCGGAAGCTCGTAGATCTGGCGCAGGCGATCAAACTCCCGGCGATCCTCTTCCGATAGATGCGCATACCGTTCGTCTCGGGTCGGGCTGAAGGGCTCGACGTACTCCAGGACGCGATCCGCCGTGTCGCCCACCAGTGGGCAGAAGTATCGTTCCCACCAGACGTTGAAGTAGCGTTGCTGCAATTCGAGATATGTGAGTCCGATGATGTTCGTGTTCTGCGTGTATCGCTCAGCACCGGATTGCAGGCCATGCTTCGAGACGATGAACCCGATGTTGCCTCCTGTCTCGTGCATCACAGTCGTGAACGCGTGAACGACGGATTGCGGGATGCTCGCATTCCAGTTCTTGCACTCGACCACGTACCTGATTTTGTCGACGCTTCGCACGTCCACCGCAAACACATCGAGTTCGACCTTTCCGCGCGGGGTCTCTACTTCGACTTCTTTCTCAGCATCGAGGCCGATATTCCGCAGCAGGCGCTGGACGCCTGACTGCAGTTCTTTCCAATCGTCGGGTAGGGGGTGGTCGATCATTTGAAGGTGGACATGTTTTTGTGACATTGTCCAGAAGAAATGTCCGCGATGAACTGTTGTCATCGCATGCATGGGCATTTACCGCCACCTCACCGTTGCAGAACTCCAAGCGATGCGCACGCGCCTGATGGCGTCGCTGCAGGATCGACTCGCATCCCCAACATCGGCCGCCCACAACGGGCGCTCCGTTCAGTATCAACAGAACGTCGCTGAAATCCGCAAGGAAATCGCGGCGTTGAGCGAAGAGCTCGAAGCCCGTGGCGCTGGCGTTTCCGGCGGCGCGGTGCGCGGCCCCATCTACATCGTTTGAAGATGAGCCGCCGCAACCGTCGTCTCATGCCCGCTGGCCCGCGCATCTCCGCGCTTGGCGCCAGCGGCCCCGCGGGCGCCGGGATGAACGCGCACGAAGCCGCTTCAACCAGCGACCTGGCCCTGCATGGTTGGAACCCCATCGGCGGCAGCGCCGATGCGGATCTGCTGCCCGACCTCGACACGCTGACGGCACGCTCTCGCGACCTCGGCCGCAACAACGGCCTCATGGCCGGCGGCATGCAGACGATGCGCGACAACATCGTCGGATCGGTGCTGCGGCTCAGTTCGACGCCGGACTATCGCTTGCTCGGGTGGACGCGCGAGCAGAGCCGCGAGTGGGGCAACGTGGTCGAGGCGAAGTTCCGTTCCTGGGCCGAGACTACCGAGTGCGACGCGGCGCGCACGCAGAACCTGCTCGGCCTCACGCTGCAGGCTCTCGGCGGCGCCATGCTCAACGGCGACGCGTTGGGCTTGCCGCTCTGGCTGCCCCGTCCTGGCACGCGCTGGAACACGCGCTTGATGATGGTCGAGGCCGACCGGCTCGCCACGCCTCTGGGCCTCGAGCATCGCGACGACATCCGCAAGGGCATCGAGTTCGACCGCTGGGGCGCACCTGTGGCGTACCACATCCTCAAGCGCCACCCGGGCGATGTGTTCGCGTTCGGCTTCTATGGCATGACGCGAGAGGCGCAGCTCATGGAATGGGACCGCATTCCTGCGTTCACCGCCTGGGGCCGTCGCCGTGTCATCCACTTGCACGACAAGGAACGCACCGGCCAATCGCGTGGCAAGCCCGTTGTCACGGCCGTGATGCGCGAATTCCACATGGCCGGTAAGTACGCGGCAAACGAGCTGCAGGCCAGCCTTGCGAACTCGCTCGTTGCCGCGTTCCTCGAGTCGGACCTCGATCCGAACTCGGCCGCCGCTCTGTTCGGTGACAACCCTCGCGAACAGTGGAATGCGTCAGTGGCGCAGACCCGCAATATCCGCCAGCTCAAGGGCGCGGCGGTCATTCCGCTGCCCGCCGGTGCGCGTCTCTCCAGCTTCACGCCAGGCCGCCCGAATCAAGCCTTCGAGGCATTCATGCTCGCCTCGCTGCGGCACATCGCCGCAGGAATGAACCTGCCCTATGAACTGCTGCTGAAGGACTTCAGCAAGTCGAACTACAGCAGCGCGCGTGCCGCCTTGCTCGAGGCGTGGCGGTACTTCCACGGCCGCCGCCGCTGGCTCACCGACTACTGGCTTCGAGCCATCTACGAACTGTGGTTCGAAGAGGCCGTGAACGCCGGCGAGATAGAGGCGCCCGGCTTCTATGAGAACCGCTACGCCTATCTGCGCGCTCGCTTCATTTTTGGCGGCCGCGGCTGGGTCGATCCAGTGAAGGAAGCGCAGGCGGCCGGGCTGCGCATCGAAATGGGCATCTCCACGCTTGAGAAGGAATGCGCGGAGCAAGGCGACGACTACGAAGAAATCATGGATCAGCGCGCCATCGAGTTGCGCATGGCCGCTGACCGTGGCCTCAACACCGCGCAGCCCATCGCCGTGGCACTGGCTTCGGCCGGGCAGGGCAAGTCCGACGACGAAGAACAGCCTGGCGCATCCCAAGGGCAGAACGAGGAAACCGCCGCATGAAATACCCCAATCTCGCAGCGCGGATCTTCAACACGCCGCTGCTCATCCATCCGCAGAAGCTCGACGCCATCATTGTCGGCCTGAGCGACCGCTTGCTCGGCGCCATGCCGCTGATGGTCGCCTCGGCCGATGGCTTGCCCAAGCTGGCGCCCGAGCTGTTCTCGACGCGGCGCGGCGAGCAGAGCGACCGCGGCTATCGCGTGGTCGAAGGCGTCGCGGTGCTCAACGTCAACGGCGCGTTGCTGCATCGCAGCCGCCTCGATGTGGCCGAGAGTACTTTCCTCGTGGGCTACAACGACCTGGCCGCCGACCTCGAGGATGCGATGAGCCATCCCGACGTGCATGCAGTGCTTCAGGTCTACGACAGCCCGGGCGGCGAGGCGCAGGGCGCCTTCGAATACGCGCAGCGTGTTTTCGATTTGCGCGGTCGCAAGCCCATGCAGGCCATCGCTGACGGCATGGCGCTGTCTGCCGCCTATCTGGGCGCCAGCGCAGCCGACGAAGTGGCGGTTACCGCAACCGGCTATGCCGGCTCCGTGGGTGTGGTCTCGCGGCACGTCGACTTCTCGCGCGCGCTCGATCAGGACGGCATCACCGTGACGCACATCTTCGCCGGTGCGCACAAGGTCGACGGCAACCCCTACGAGCCGCTGCCCGCCGATGTGCGCAGCGCCTGGCAAGCCGAGATTGACGGGCTCTACACGATGTTCGTGGATGCGGTCGCGCGCCACCGCGGCATGGAAGCGGCGGCCGTGCGCAAGACGCAGGCCGCCAGCTATTCCGGCGTCGCGGCCGTGGCCTCTGGCCTGGCCGACCGCATTGCCACCACAGACCAGCTGATTTCCGAACTGGCCGCCCAACGCGGCCGGTCCTTCCCTGTCGGGCCGACCGCCCGATCCAACGCCAACGACAAAGGAGCATCTATGTCTGGCATTTCCCCCAACGAGGCGGGCGGTCATCAAGCCGCAGCAGCCCCCGCCGGTGCGCCGGCAGTTCCCTCCGCCTTCACGCAGGCCAATGTGGATGCGGCACGCGCCGAGGGCCGCCAGGAGGGCGCGCTGTCCGAGCGCACTCGCGTGAGCGGCATCTTCGCGCACGAGGCCGCGGCCGGGCGCACGCAGTTGGCCATTCAGTGCGTCACCAGCGGCCTGAGCGTCGAGCAAGCCGGCGCCGTTCTCGGTGCCGCACCGGTGGCGACCGCCGCGCCGGTGAATGCCTTCGCCACCGCCATGGCCGCGGTGGGCAATCCCGATGTCTCGGGCGTCGAGGCCGGCAGCGGCGCGCAGACCGACGAGGCCGCTCTCGCGAGCCAGATCGTCGCGAGCTTCCGCGGTTCGCGCTGATTCAACCATTCACAGGAGTTGCGAACATGAACTATCGCCCAAGTTTCTCGACGGAGGGCGTTTCTGCCTCCAAGGTGCTCGTGGCCGGCAACGCCCACCTGCTGGTGGGCCGCAAGGTCACGCTGCTGGCCGGCGCGGTCTACGCGGCCGGCACGGTGCTCGGCGTCATCGCCGCTTCGAAGAAGCACACCGTCAGCGCCTCGGCCGCCACCGATGGCAGCGAAGAGCCGGACCTGATCCTGGCCGAAACGGTAGACGCCACCGCGGGCGACCGGGAGGCGCTCGGCTATGCACGCGGCGACTTCAACACGAGCGCGCTCGTGCTCGGCGCGGGCCACACCGTTGCCAGCATCACCGAAGCCCTGCGCACCAAGGGCATCACCTTGCTGGTCGACGTGGCCTGACGGCCAGCACCCAGCAATCCAACCTCTCAATCAGGAGCAACTTTCATGGACATTTTTTCCATCGGCGTCCTCGCGCGTGTGATCGCCGAGCTTCCGGCCCCCGCGCCGTTCATCCTCAATTCGTTCTTCACGGCCATGCAGACCGAGACGAGCGAGGAAATCCACTTCGATGTGGAGAACGGTCGCCGCCGCCTGGCGCCGTTCGTCGCGCCCATCGTGGCCGGCAAGGTCGTGCAGTCGAAGGGCTTCGTCACGAAGACCTTCAAGCCCGCCTACATCAAGGACAAGCGTGTCTTCGACAGTTCGCGCCCGTTCAAGCGCGCCATCGGTGAGCGCATCGGCGGCGAGTTGACGCCCGCGCAGCGTCTGCAGGCATTGCTCGCCACCGATCTGCAGGATCAACTCGAGATGCTCGCTCGCCGTCAGGAAGTCATGGCCGTGGAAGCGCTGCGTACCGGGAAGGTCACTGTCAAGGGCGAACAATATCCGACCGTGGTCGTGGACTTCGGCCGCCATGCAGACCTGACCGTCGAGCTCCTGGCGGGCGACCGCTGGGGCGAAGCCGGCGTCGACCCGCTCGAAGACGTGCAGGCGTGGTCGATGGGCGTGACGCAGCACTCGGGCGCGGCCGGCAACACGCTCATCATGGACGTGAAGGCTTGGCAGCTCTTCAGCGCTGCGCCTTCGGTGCAGAAGCTGCTCGACCGCTTCCGCGGCGCCGACAAGCTCAACGCGACCGTGACCGGCGAGGGCGGTCGCTACATGGGCAACATCGGCGACTTCGATATCTGGGTCTATGCCGGATGGTATGAAGACCCGGACTCGGGCGCGCTGACCCCGTACCTGCCCGACAACACGGTGCTCATCACGAGTCCGGACCTCGAGGGCACCCGCGCCTATGGAGCGATCAAGGACGAAGAGTCCGGGTTCCAGGCCATGCCGTACTTCTCGAAGTCGTGGGTCGAAAAGGACCCGGCCGTGCGCCTGCTGCTGCTGCAATCGGCCCCGCTGCCGGTGCCGTACCGCGTCAACGCCTCGATGTCGGCCAAGGTTCGCTGAGGCCCTGAGCATGTCCGCACGCGCGCGCTTCGCCGAGATCGAAGCCATGGTGGATGCCGGGGTGCTCGGCCACCTGGCGAACGCCATCGCCACGGTGGCGGGCGTCGACGTGCCGGTCATCTTCGATGTGCCGTCCGCCCAGTCCTTCGACGGGCAGATCGACGCCAGCGCTCCCGAATGCAGCGGGGCTGCCGAGCTGCTCGCGAATGTCGAGCGCGGAGACACCATCGTTCTGCGCGGGCGCAGCTACGAGGTAGTGACTGCGGAGCCCGATGGCGCCGGATTCATCCGCCTCGTGCTTGGGAGCCTCTGATGCTGGCGCTCGAACCTGCAATCGTGGAGCGGCTGCGCGCGAGCCTGGCCGTAGCTTGGACCGTGAAAGGCATGTTCTCCGACGCCGGAAAGCGGGAGCCCGACCTCTTTGCATCCGTGATGTTTGGTGATGCGGATGTGCCGGCAAGCGAAGTGCCGGGCGTGCTGGTGCGGCCGTTGTGGCTTGTCACGCTCGTTGGCAGGCGCGCTGATGCAGAGGCTGCGCCGCAGCTCGACAGCGCCTTCGCGCTCGTTATAGAGGCGCTTCACGGTTGGGCGCCTGGGCAGGTCACCGGCAGGCGCTGGGAGCGTCTTCAGCTGGTGCGCGTGAAGCCGCCACCTTTTCTCGAGAACGGCCTTGTCGGGATCGAACTCGCTTTTTCTACTTCCGCCCGCTTCGACGGGCAACCCTGAAAGGACATCGTTATGCCTATCTCGCACACCAAGACGGAACTGTCGGCCCCTCGCGGCCGGCTTCGCCTGGACATCATGAACGCCCTCGAGGAACTCACGGGCGAAGAAGAAATGGGCAACTGCCCGGCCTTCGTCCTGACCATCGACTCGGAGAAGGCCGAGGAATTCTCGGCCGAGAGCGCGGCCAGCGAACTCATCGGCACGCTGACCGGCAAGGTCAAGCGAACCGCCAAGATCACCTGCAACAACATGAGCATGGCGACCTATCAGCGTTTCCTTGCCGCCACGAGTGAAGTCGTGGTGCAGGCTGCCGTGGCGGTCACTGCCGAGCTGCGCACCGTCGTGCCCGGCAAGATCTATCAGCTCGGCCAGACGGCGGCGAACCCCATCGGGGTGCGCAATGTCACTGCCGTGACCGTCAAGTCCGAAGACGGCACCACGCCCTATGTGGCGGGAGAAGACTTCAACGTCGACCCCGAAACCGGCGCGGTACAGATCATTGCCGGCGGCGGCATCGCGGCAGGCGTCGTGCAGTTCGGCTATACGCCGGTGGCCGGTTCGTACACGCGCCTCAAGACCGGCGGCAACACGTCCTTCCTCTCGGCCATCCGGGTGGTCGCGGACAACGCGGCAGGCAGCAACAAGGACTGGTACATGCCGCGCTGCAGCCTCACACCGTCCGGCGACCTCCCCATCGTGTCGAACGAAGTCGAGTTCGTGAAGGTCGAGTTCGACGTTGACGTTCTCAAGTCCGCGAACGCGGAGGCGGTCTACGTCGGAGGCCGACCGGTCGCCTGATCGAACGCCCGTCCCCGCGCATTGCCGCGGGGGCGTGGTGACGCATGCGGCTTCGCGCAGAGGCTCCATCCGCCGCCATCGCCCCACCCACCTGACCCTCTCTCCCTGTGGCCATTAAGCCGATTCAGATTCTCATCAATGCCAAGGACAACGCGTCCTCGGTGTTCGACAAGCTGCAGCAGCGCGTGATCGCGTTCGCGGTACTGGTGGCCGGCTATTTCGGCATCCAGGCCTTTGCGGGTTGGGTCAAGGGCGGTGCCGACCTCGAGCAAGCGCTCAGCCGCGTGCAGTCGGCCACGGGCGCCACCGCGGCGGAAATGCGGCTGCTGCGCAAGGCGGCTGTTGACGCTGCGGCCGACACCCGTTTCAACTTCACTCAGTCGGAGGCGGCGGGCGCTCTCGAAAACCTGGCGAAAGCGGGTCTGAGTGTCAAGGACGCCATCGCCACGCTGCCCGCTGCCATGCAGCTGGCTCGCGCTGGCGACATCGAACTTGCAGGTTCGGCGGAGTACCTGACCAAGATCGTCAACGGCCTGGGTCTGTCGTTCACGGAGTCGGGGCGGGTGGCCGACGTGCTCGCAAAGGGCGCTAATGCGACGAACACCAGCGTGACCGGCCTGGCGCAGGCGCTCAGTTACGCGGCCCCCCTCGCGAACACGCTCGGCCTCGGCCTCGAGTTCACTGTTGCGATCATCGGCAAGTTCGCCGACGCTGGCATTGACGCCAGCCGCGCAGGTACTGCCCTCAACAGCATCCTCGCGCAGTTCTCCGACCCGGCCAGCAAGTTCCGCACGGAACTGGCCGCGGCCGGGATTACGTCGACCAATTTCGAGAAGGCTCTGCACGAGCTTGCCGCGGCCGGGCCGGCTGGTCAGCGTGCTATCGCTGCGGTGGGACAGGAGGCCGGCCCGGCATTGCGTGCTCTGTTGAACCAGGGTGTCGGCAAGCTCGATGAGTTGAAGAAGTCGCTGCAGGATGCTGGTGGCAGCGCTGCGGCCACGGCGGCCATCATGCAGGCCAACCTCAACGGCGCGCTCGCAAGCCTGCGCACCGCGTGGGACTCAGCCACCAACGCGCTGACAACGCCGGTTTTGCCGGTGCTGAAAGAAGGCGTCGAGCAGCTCGCGGGAGCGCTGCGCGGAGCGGTTGCAGACGGCACTATCGGGCGCTTCGGTTCGGCCATCGCGTCCGCATTCCAGAGCGGCATGAAGTGGGTGCGCGAGTTTCTCGGCACCGTCGATTTCGCCGCAGTCACCGCGCGTGCGCAGGCCTTCGCCGAGCGCATCGGCGCGCTGCTCGACAGCTTCGGCCAGAAGGCGCAGACCACTGGCAACATCGTGCAAACGGTATGGGGCGTCATGGTGGCCGGCGCAAACGTGGTCCTGGCGGCCATCTACAAGCAAGCCGAGGCTATGGCCACCGTGGTAAGCGCGGTGCAGACGGGCCTTGCCACCATCATTGCCGGCCTGGCGAAGATCACCTTCGGCAGCCTCTCGGCCGCGTTCAAGGCTGCCGCCGATGAGGTGCGGCTCTCGGCCGAGGCCACCGGAGCCGTGGCTGATGCGTTCGGCGCGAAGGCGGGCGAAGCCTTCGACCGCGCCGCAGAGGGTGCCGAACAGGCGCGCGCCGGCTGGGCGGGCCTGACCGGCAGCGCTGAGGCAACGACTGCGGCCGCCGCCAGCAGTGCGGCAGCGTTCACGAACATGGCTGCGGACATGAAGGCCGCAGGCGACAGCGCGCAGGACGCCGGGCAGAAGGCCGCTGGCGCCGCCGAACTGCAGCGAGTGAAGGCGGAAGAAGCCCGCGTAACAGTTGAGCGCCTGCGGGCGGAATACGCGCAGGCCATCGCGACCGGCAACCTTGAGCTCGCTACTCAGAAGCTTGATGAGCTGAAGAAGGCCAATCTCGCGGCCGCCAGTTCGGCCAAAGAGAACAGCAAGGCTCAAGAGCAGGCAGCCCTCGAGATTGCCGCGGCGTTCTCCCGTGCGGGCATCGAGACGAAGGCATCGCTCGAGGTTGCGGCCCGGACCGCACTTCGCGACTACGAGATCATTCGCGACAGTGGTCAGGCTACCGCCATCGGCCTCGGCGAGGCTTGGAAGAGGGCGGCGGAGGCCGCGATTGCTGCCGGCAATGGTATTGCTCCCGGCTGGGTGCAGGCGCAGGCTGCGATGCGCGGTTTCGAGATCGTGCTCGACGGCGCGGGGCGCTCCACAGTCAAGCTGCGCGATGCACAGAACGACGCAATGCAGTCGGCCCATGGCCTGGCTGGCGCGCTGCGCGAGGTCACGAACGCACGCGAGCGCGACATCGAGGCACGCGAGAAGGCAAACGCTCTGAAAGAGCGCGAGAACGCCCTTGAGAACAAGCGCCTCGGCCGCGATGCCGGCGGCTTCTCCATCGACAAGAACGGGAAGACCGTCAACGCTGGCAGCGACCTGGGCACCCTGACCGGCATCGCCGCGTTCCTGAAGAACGCCGGCGTCAACGACGACGCGACCGCGCGCCGCATCGCCCGCGAATTCGCCGACGAGAAGGGGAACGTCCAGTTCTTCAACAACCCCGGCCAGAAGAAATACGGCGGCGACACGCTGAGCTTTGCGCTGCTCAAGGCCGCCGAGAAGATCACCTTCGGGCAGGACGGGCCGGCCGCCGGCGTGCCGACCACGATCCCGCGGCCCGAGAGCGGCCGCACGGTGCGGCTCGAACTGAACCTCAACGGGCGCGACCTGGGCACCGTCAACACCGATCCCGCCGGCGCCGGCGCCATCGAAGGTTTGTTCACCGAACTGCGCGCCGCGCGCGGCAGCGCTTCGAGGGGTTGACCGTGGCAACGACCAAGTTTCACACGCTCGGCGCTATCCAGATCCCCCGCGGCATGGTCTGGGTGGATGAGTTCGCATGGAGCGCCTACGAGCGAGCCTCCGAGCGCTCGACCACCGGCGCGCTGCTGCTCGATGGTGGCCTGAAGAAGAAGGGCCGCCCGATCACGCTGCAGGGCCAGCAGGACGCGGGTTGGATCAGACGCCAACCTCTCGAGCAATTGGTCGCCCTGGCCGACACCGCGCTGTTCGACACCCACGTCCTGACCCTGGCCGATGGCCGCGTCTTCAACGTGAAGTTTGCGCCCGTGGATCTGCCTGTCTCGGGTGAGCCCATCGCGCGCCCCGAGCTGCCCGCCGCCGACTACCCCTATGTCGCCACCGTGCGACTCATCACCGTATGACCATTCTCGAATCCGATATCAAGCTCGTGGCGGCTCAAGTCATGGACGACGTGCCCGAGGGCGGCGGCGCGCCGACTTCGTCCGTCATCCCGGACGGCAAGAGCAATGCCATCTTCAAAGACATCAGCGAGGTGGACCGCGCACAGGGCGACGTGTCCATCATGAAGGTGGCGGCCACTGTGCAGACGCTCAACACCGATACCGCGCTCGGGGGCACCGTCGTCATCGCCCGGCCGCCGCTCGACCCGAACGTGTCGGCCACGCTGTTCGTCACGAACGACTTCTTCGACCGCCGCGCCGCGATTCAGAGCCGCATCGAGGCCTACACGACCCCGGGCGAGGAATTCACCGGCTACCTGCTCGCGAACCATGTGCAGGGCCAGCGCTCGATGTTGATCTTCCAGCGGCCCGGCGCGACGCCGCCGAACGTGAACAGCACGTTGCAGATCAGCGGCGGCGGCGTGAGCGAGGCCGTGCGCCTCACTGCAGTGAAGGTTGAAGCCCGCACCTACAGCTATTCCACAGGCAATGGGTTTGTGGACTACCCGGCGCAAGTTTGCGTCTGCGAGCTGCAGGACGGCCTCAAGCACGACTACACCGGCACCGGAGCCAATCGTCTTTTCGAGCGCACGCCGACCGCGGCGGCGATCAACCGCATGCTGGTGGCCGACGCGGCACGCTTCTACGGCGTCGCCCGGCTGGTGGTCAACGCCACCACCGGCGACCTGTCGGTGAAGGTGGACCGCATCGACACGCAGATCGCGCCGACCTCCACCACCGAGATCTCGATCACCGACACCTCGGCGGCCGGCTCGTCCATCGCGCTCGTTCGCTCGGGTGCCGGCACTGTCACGCTGACCACCGGCGCGCTGTTCGGGCCGAATGCCACGCTCACGCTCGGCAATCCCTTCTACGCCGGCACGCTGTCGATTGCGACCGCCGCTGGCACCATCACCGACGACGGCGGCCGCCTCAAGCTCGGCGCGCTCACCATCGGCACGGCTTCCTATGTCGGCGGCACGCTGACCTTTGCGAGCGACGCGCCGCAGATCGGTGGCGCGAAAGCCATCACCTTCGGCCCGGCCGCGGCGCCAATTGAGCTGGCCGATTCGGCGTCCATCGCGGTCACTGCGGAAAACCGCCGCGTCAACTATCCGCTGACCATCCTTCCCCCGCCCGCGCCTGGCACGCTGCGCGTCGCCTACCGCGCCGGCGCCAACTGGTACGAGCTGGCCGATGACGGCGCCGGCCGGCTGCGCGGCGCGGATTCGAGCATCGGCTCGGGCACGGTGGACTACGCTACCGGCACCGTCGCGCCGACGCTGGGCGTGCTGCCGGATGTGGGCAGCGAGGTGCTGTACTTCTGGGGCGCGAAGGCCAACTACCGCGACCGCAGCGGCGTGCTGCCCGCCGCCGTGTTGATCCGCCTGGCGCTCGACAATGCCGCCGCGCAGGCCAGCACCATCACGCTGGACTGGAATGACGGTGCGGCCCGGCACGCCAGCGACAACGGCAGCGGCGCGCTCACAGGTGACGGCACGGGGCCGGTCAGCTACGCCACCAGCACCATCGACCTGAAGCCGAACACGCTGCCGGCGTCGTCGGTCGCATTCACGGTGGGCTACACCCATGGCTCGCCGGAAACCAAGGCGTTCCCGGCGCCAGCGCGGGATGTCGATGGCGGTATCACACTAAACCTCGGCAAGACCAACATCGCGCCGCGTTCGCTGGCCTTGAGCTGGAATCTCGTGCTGCTGTCCACCGGCGGCGTGCCGGCGGACATGTGGGTGCCGCAGAACTTCGCTTCCACGAAGACCATCACCGACAACGGCGATGGCAAGCTGGTGGATGGCCTGGGCGTCGAGTTCGGGACGATCACCTACGCGACCGGCATCGCCAAGCTCTACCCCGAGGCGGTCGTGACGGTGCCGGTGCCGCAATGGGCCGTGAACCAGCTCGGCATCTTGGGCACCGTGCTGTCGCCGAGCCTGCCGGGTGCCTTCCGCAACACGCTGACGGGCTACACCTATGTCCCGCTAAATGCCACGCTGCCCGCCGACAGCTCGGCGCTTGTGTCGGCCGATTTCCGGGTGGCCGGCGCCGGCACGGCCAAAAGCCAAGTCTTCAATCAGCCGAAGCTCTCGATTCAGCTTCTGCCGAACGCGAGCGAAGTCGGCGTGCCGGGCAGCGTGAATTTCACGCTGGGCGGGAAGACCTATTTCGACCGGGCCGGCGCGCTTTACACCGACCTCGACCCGGCAACGGGTGCGGCGACGCACGCCGGCACCTACGACTACGCCACCAACACCGCCAGTCTCGACGCCTGGCCGGCTTCGGCGTCGAGCACCGTCACAGTGAACAGCTTGTTGACGGCCCTCAACGGCCAACCGGTCGAGTACGTGGTGTTTCGTACGCCCGTGGCACCCATTGCGCCGGGCACGCTGCAGCTCCTGGCGACCAAGCTCAACGGCGGCACGGTCAACGTCACGGCCGACCTCACGGGCCTCATCAGCGGTGCCAATGTGCGCGGCACCGTGGACGCCTTTACGGGTGTCGGCAAGGTGCGCTTCGGTGATTGGGTGACGGCGGCCGGCCACGAGTCGGAACCGTGGTACGACCCCGAGGCGGTCGGCAGCGACGGCAAGATCTGGAAGCCGGTTCCCGTGTTCGCCAGCACGATCCGCTACAACGCGGTCGCGACCACCTCGCTGCCTGTGGATGCAAACTTGCTCGGGCTCGACCCGGTGCGACTGCCGCCGGATGGCCGCGTACCGATCTACCGCAAAGGCGGCCTCACGGTCATCGGCAACACCAGGCGCCTGCCGGCCGCCGTGGTGTCGAATGGACAGACGCTCAACGCGGGCCGCGAGCGGCTCTCGCGCACGCGGCTCATCGGATCCGATGGCCTGGCTATCGAGACCGGCTACACGCGCAATCTCGACGCCGGCACGCTCACGATCACCGATGCCTCGGGCTTCGCGCAGCCGGTGGTCTACGAGCACACCATCGAGGACATGCTGACGCTCACCGATGTGTCGATCGATGGGCGCCTGTCATTCGCGAGCCGCCTGTCGCATGACTACAGCGCCGGCGACACCTACGTGAGCAGCGCGGTGCGCATGGGCGACGTGAAGGCCCGTGTCTCGCTGCTGTTCGACCAGCAGAGCTGGACGGGCGCATGGTCGGACGCTTTGATCGGCAATGCCGCCGACCCGACTTTCAACGACATCGACTTCCCGATCACCGTCACGAACAAGGGGGCCGTCACTGAGCGGTGGCGCATCCAGATCAATGGCAGCGGCACGGCTTACAGCCTGATCGGCGAGCACCTCGGACAGATCGTGACCGGCCAGAGTCTCACGGCCGATTGCGAGCCTGTCGGCCCCTCGGGCGTGCCGTATATGCGCATCCCTGCGGCCGGCTTCGGTTCGGGCGGCTGGCCCGCCGGCTCCGTCATCCGCTTCAACACCGTGGCGGCCACTTTCCCCTTTGTCGTCATTCGCACCGTGCAGATGGGCGCCGAGACCGTGCTCGATGACTCGTTCGAGCTGCTCGTGCGCATCGGTGTGGACCGTCCCTGAATCCAGCAAGGAAATTTCCCATGACTTCCGTCGTAGACACCTCTGTCAAACCGTTCACCAGCGCCATGGTCGGCGCGCCCCCCGTCAGCGGCGTGGCCGGCTCGGGCATCGCCTGGCTGGACGCGCTGTTGGTGACCGGCTTCGATACCAAGAACCTGACTTCGCTCGTCGTTGCCGGGGGCGTGGCGACCGGTTCTTTCACTGGCACGCACAGCGCGTTCGTTGACTCGGTGGTCACCATCGCAGGCAGCAGCATCGCGGCGCTCAATGGAGAGCAGAAGGTCACGGCGACCGCGGCGGGCGTGGTGAAGTTCGCCACAACTGCTGCAGATGGCGTGGCCTCGGGCGCCATCACCATGAAGATGGCACCGGCGGGTTGGAGCAAGGTTTTCGCCGGCACCAACAAGGCGGTCTACAAGAGCAACGACCCGGCCGGAAGCGGCATGTTCCTTCGCGTGGACGATACGGCTGCCCAGGTGATGCGGATGGTCGGCTACGAAGCGATGTCGGACATCGACACCGGCGTCGGGCCTTTTCCGACCAGCGCGCAGATGAACGGCGGCGGCTATTGGGCCAAGAGCGTCCTCGCATCCTCGGCTGCCGTGGCATGGGCTTTGGTGGCGGACAGCCGCACCCTCTATCACGCGATCCAGGCGGGCACCAGTCAGGGCGCCACGCAGACGATCTCACCGGTGCGAGGCTTCGGCGATCCGATTGCGCTGCGCCCCTCGGGAGACGCGTATTCCACCTTCCTAAGCTACAGCGCCAACTCGACACCAGCCGCCAGCGTTGACGGGTGCCTGGGCAACAACCTGTTTGTGCAGGCCGCGAGCCCGCGCTCTTACGGAGGCCTCGGCAGCGGGGTGATCCATGCCGCACAAAACTGGGGTGGGGGCGGCATCGTCAACTACTACAGCGGAATGACCGATATCCATGGCGCGTTCCCCAATCCGGTGGACGGTGCGTTGTACCTCTGCAAGAAGATTCTTGTCCAGAACGGCACCACGAATCCGCGATCTGAACTGCCGGGCTTCTACGCGCTGACGCAAAGCGGGACGTGGAACACGTTCAAGCTCGGCGACAGGACGCCGGGAACTGGCGTCCTCGCGGGTCGCACGCTCATGGCGATGACCAGTGTCGGCTCGACCGCCAGCATGAACACGGTGCCGAGTGCCTTGACGGCCGGCATCGTCATGGTCGACGTGACGGGTCCGTGGCGCTGACATGGCCGCACACCGGTACTGGCGCATTCGCGGCTTGGAGCCCTACGCGGCCGGGGCGCTCGCCCTTAGCGAGTTGCAGCTCTTCAGCGAGACCACGCGCGTAGATGGCGCGGCTGCGCTGAGCAGCAACATCGCGCCGTCGTCAGGGGCGCTGGCGGACTTGAAAGACAACAGCCTGGCGACCGAGGCCGCTTGGACCGATGCGCGAGCGTTGGTGTTGTCGTGGGACTTCGGCGCGGGAGGCGATGTGGATGTGACCAACATCCTCTTGGGTTCGGCTGACAGCAGTCTCGTCTTTCCGGCGGTGGCGCAATTGCAGTGGTCGGACGATGGTACGACGTGGTCCGACCGCTATCCCACCGCATTCATCGGCATCAGCTGGCCAGGGCCACGGGCCAAGACGGCCAGCACCACGCGCGCTGTCACGGGCAAGCTGCGGTTCGACAAGAGCTGGAGCGATCAGAGCATGGCGGGCGAAACGGTGTATTCGACCGGCGGCGGCGTCGTCCACGGCATCGCGAACGGATACCGGCTCCAACTGTCCACCAGCTCAGTCACCGACGTGAAGGTGCGTTTCGATTCGATGCCCAGCATGGCGGACGTGGACATCACCGCGGTTGTGAACTTGCTGGGCGAGCCCTCTGTCGTTTTTCGCACGTCGTATTGGGCGGCGGCGAACGACACGTTCGGCTACGTGGCCGGCGTGGGCGGGGGCAATGTTTACATCGGAAAGGGCACCAACAGTTCAACGCCCGGCTACACGGCCATCGCAACGGTGGCACATGGGTTGACCGGAAGCGGGGATGTGAAACTGAGGGTGACCATGGTGGGCTCGGCTTACAAGGTCTATGTGAACGACGTGCTGCGGCTCTCGGGCACGGACACTACACACGCCGCTGCAGGAGAGGTTGGCGTGCGTGTCTACAACGGCACGTCCTACTTCAACCAGTTGCAGGTCCGCGAGCCCGAAGAGACGCACCCTCTGATCGTGCTTGAGCCGGCCTTCGCGCGCCTGCAGAAGCCGGTGGCCATTGCGTCGCTCGGCATGACGCCCGCCTACCCGGGCGCCAGTCTGCGTACCTACCGTCAGCGCGCGCGGCCCGACTACGTCACGGGAATACTGGGTCAGGGCATCGGCCGTGTGCGAGGCTTCACGCTCGACTATGTGAGCCCGCTCAACAAGCCCTATTCATGCCGCGTACGCCTGATGCGGGATGTCGACGGTTTGGTGGTGCGCGAGCTGTGGAGCGGTGCCGATGGAAGCTATGACTTCCAGTACATCGATGAGCTGCAGAGCTACACCGTGCTGGCGTACTACCTGGCGCACGGAAAGCTCGCAGTTGTCACCGATGGCCTGACCCTTGCCAATGGCAAGGTGGAGCTGATGCCATGAACGTGCTCGCTATCAACGCGATGTTGGCCGGGCCGGGCCTCCTGGCCTACCTCGGCGAGGGCGCGCGTTTCCTCGTATTCGGCGGTGCGCAGCCGGCCGAAGGCGGCGCCGGCACCACCTTGCTGGCCGCGGCCGTGCTCGCATTGCCTGCGGGCGTCGTGGAGAACGGTCGGCTCTCGCTCGCGCAGGCCGACACGGCGGGCGACCTGGCCGTCGCGACGGGCATCGCAACATGGGGGCGGCTCGAAGTGGCCGGCGGCACATGGGTGGCCGACTTCAGCATGAGCGGGCCGAGCGGAGCGGGGCAGGTCAAGCTCGTGGTGCAGAACCCGCCGGAAGGCGATCCCGAGGCGAAGCTGTATCAGGGCGGAACGTTCTTCATCGGCGAGGTGGTCATCGGTGGCTAATGACCTCATCTTTCGCCGGCCGCCGCCCGGCGGCCCGCCGAACGTTCTCGTGTTCGGCGAGCCGGAGGCGGCAAGTAGCGCGGCCTATGCGCTCGGGCGCATTCCGCTGCCGGGCTTCTTCGTGTCCGGCGCGGCCATGGTCACCATGCCGCCCGTGGCGACAGCCACCGGCGGCATCCCATTGCCCCCGTTCATGCTGAGCGGCACCGTGCGTTATGACAGCGCCACGCAGCGGCCGCTCGTGGGCAAGGTCTCGTCCGGGTGGCAAGTCGCGGTGCCCACCAGTACCGCGATCATGACACGGCACCAGAACGCAGCGCGCGGGAATGCTGGCCGTGTTTCGCGGTGGCAGCGCGCCGAGATCCGGGCGGGCGTCGCGGCCTCGGTGTGGCAAGAGGCCGGCCGGGCGCGCAATGGGGTAGCGGTGCGGCACCAGGCGGCGGGCTCGATCTCGACCTCGGCCGCGCTGCGCTGGCAGGAAGCGGGTCGCGTCCGCAATGCCGCGCGCGTGCGGTGGCAGGCGGCGCAGCAGCTCACGCCGGCGGCGCTGGCTGTCCGGTATCAAGAGGCCGGCCGCCTGCGGCGCGCCGTGCGTTCCAGCTGGCAGGAAGCCGAAGGCCTTGTGCATCGGCATGGCGAGGGCTTCGGCGTGGCGCAGCTCATCGAGCGCGGATGGCTCGCGCGCTGGCAGGCCGCCATGGCGCCGCTGCCGGGCCGCTCGGTCGTCGTGCCGCCCGAGGTCGATCCCTGCCACGTGCCCGACACCACGCTCGTGTTTCGCGGGAAGCAAACGCACAGCACGACGCTCATTTTCTTTTGCGAGCGGCACGGGCCGCCGCCCGGCACCGGACAGACCGTCGTGGTGCCAGTCTTGGAGGTCTATTCCGTGGAAAACAGCATCGCGCTGACGCGCGTGGATGGCGGCGAAGCCATCGAGGCCCGAGGCTTCTCGATGTCGCTCGATGCCGACTCGTGGACTTGGCAATGGAGCGCCACGCTGCCGGGTTCGGCACTGCCGCTCGTGCAAGAGGACAGCAACGGCGACCCGGCCGAGCTGCTGGCAATGGTCAACGGCGTGCCTTATCGGCTCGTGGCGGACAACCCTGCGCGTGATCGACGCTTTGCGCGCGCGGAGGTGCGCGTGCGGGGCAAGGGGCGCGCCGCGCTGCTCGACCAGCCCTTTGTGTCGGAGCAAAACTTCGCGTCTGCCTCGGGGCGGACGGCGGCGCAGCTCATGGCGCTCGCCATGACGATCAACGGCGTTAACAACGGCTGGGCCATCGACTACCGCATCGGTGATTGGTTCGTGCCTGGCGGGACGTGGGCCTTTCAGGGCACGCCGATTGCGGCGGTGCTGGACATCGCGACGGCCGCCGGTGCCATCGTGCAGCCGCACAACACCGAGCCGACGCTGCGCATCCTTCCGCGCTACCCGGCCGCGCCGTGGACGTGGCACACGCTCACGCCCGACTACGTGCTGCCGGCCGATGTGGTCTCGGTCGAAGGCATCGAATGGGTTCGGCGGCCGGCCTACAACCGCGCCTTCATCTATGGCACCACGAGCGGCGGCGTGCGAGGCGACATCACCCGCAGCGGGACGGCCGGCGACTATGACGCGCCCATGGTCACCCATTCGCTGATGACGCACGCCGATGCGGTCATGCAGCGCGGCCTGGCCGAGCTGAGCAACACGGGGCGGCAGGCGCATGTGAGCCTGCGCATGCCGGTGCTGCAGGAAACGGGCTTGATCCTGCCTGGCTCGTTGGTCAGCTACGACGGCGGCGACGCCGTGCGCCTCGGCCTTGTGCGCAGCATCGCGCTCGATGAGGCATGGCCGACGTTGCGTCAGACGCTCACCGTCGAAACCCATGTGGAGGCCTGAGCATGGCACGCAACCTCTACAGCGCATTCCTTGAGCTGCTGCCGGCCAAGCCGCTGCAGATCGCGACCGTGACGGCCGTCGATGGCGACATCGCGCGGCTCGTGCTTCCTGGCGGCGGCGTGCTCACGGCGCGCGGCGCCGGCGGGCGCGCCATCGGTGCCGAGGTGTTCGTCCGCGATGGCGTGATCGAAGGCGACGCGCCCGCCGACATGCCGCTCGTGCAATTCCAAATCTGAAGAGAGAAGAGGTCATTCATGGACATGGGCGACATCGCCGGCAATCCGATTGCACAGCTTGCATTCCTCATTCTCTCGGCCGCCGGCGGCTATCAGGTGTGGCGCAAGCAGCAGCCGACCGACGCAAAGGAACGGGCCGACAGCGAGGGCCAGATTGCGGCCCTGGGGACGTGGAAGGAACTGCTCGAAGGCGAGCGCGCCGCGCGCGTGAAGGCCGAAGAGCGGGCCGACAAGTTCGCGGCCGAGCGCAACGAAGCATTGAAAGAGTTGTGGGAAATGAAGGGGCAGATCAAGGCCATGAACGACACGCTTGCCGCGCAGACGGCCGAGCTGAGTTCTTTGCGCGATCAGGTCCGCCAACTGAAGGAGCAACTGCATGCACAGTGATTCGCACATTGATTCGGATCGCGCGGCGCTCGAAGTCTTGCCGCGCGTGCGCCCGCCGCGCCAGTGGCGCCGGTTCTTCGAAACCGTGGGCGTCGTCGGAAGCCTGTTCCTCGGCGGCTTCGGCTCGGGCTACTTCTGGGCCGCCCGGACGGCCGAAGTGCAGATGACGCGCCAGCGGGAGGACCACCTCGCGGAGATTGCCCGGCTGCGCGAGGCCTTCGGCGACCGCCTCTCTTCGCTGACGGGCCGCGTCAACCGCGCCGCCGACACCGCGGCGAGCGCTGCGCAGACCGCGGGCGAGGCCGCGACCACGGCGCAGACCGCTGCACAAACCGCCAACCAGGCCGCGAAGACCGCGGCGAAGGAACTGAAGAAACCATGATCGACACGCAAACCCTCATCGACTGCACCGGCGCCGCGCGCGCCGACGCCGAGCGCTACACCCTGCACCTGGCGGACGGAATGAACCGATTCGGCATTCACTCCGTCAACGCAATGGCGGTTTTCTTCGGGCAGCTCGCCATCGAATCCGACGCGCTGCAGAAGGTCGAAGAGAACCTCAACTACACGACGCCGGCGCGGCTGCGCGAGATCTTCCCGAGCCTGTTCGTCAAGGGCGGCTACCGGGCTGAAGAGTACGTGCGCAACCCCCGAGGGCTGAGCATGCTTCGCTACAAGGGCTTCCATGGGCGCGGCCTCATCCAGCTCACCTGGGAAGATGCTTATATCGCCGCCGGCCATGCGCTCGGCGCTGACTTCCGCCGCAATCCCGAACTGCTGCTGCAGCCGCAATATGCGGCGCAGTCGGCGTGCTGGTTTTTCGCGGTGTTCAAGGACTGTTTGCCGGCGGCCGAGCGGGGCGATGTCTACGACGTGACCGGTCCCGTAAATGGTCCCGCACGTCTGAAGCTCGCAGAGCGCAAGGCGATCACCGCGCGTGCGTACAGGGTGCTGAGCCAATGAAGTTCCTCGACATCGTGCCTTCGTGGCTCTGGGCGCTGTTGCTCGCGCTTGCGCTCGGCGTGACAGGCATCGAGCGCACACAGGTGCTGAAGGCGAAGGCCGACGTGTCCAGGGTACAAAAAGCCGTCTCCGACGAAAAGCTCGACCGTCAGGCCGAGAACACCCGCCGCGCGCTTGCCGCGCTCGAAGACTTGCAGCGCGTGCTCGCGATGCAAGCCGCCCATGCCAAAGCTCAACAGGAAAACGTCGATGCCTACGAAAAGAATATGGCCGTGCTCGATGGCCACCGCCGCGCTGCTGCTGGCGATGCTGAGCGGATGCGCAAGCAATTCGCCGCCTACGCCTCCCGTGATCGGGACCAAGCCGCAAGCGACCCCGCTGCCTGCCAGCGTGTCGAGGATCGATCCGCGGTCCTCGGCGACCTGGCTGCGCGAGGTGCAGAGCTACTTCGAAACGGTCGACTCATTGTTGAACAGCGAGACGCCGAACTAGGGGTGCTGCTGGGCATCGTAGGCAACGATCGTGCACTCATAGCGCCGGCGCCGCGGTAAACTGCGGCGTGTTCGGGGCCTGAGAATCCCGACAGCGCCGATGCGATGTCGGCGCATCGCCAGTCGGTCGAGCCGCTGGCGCCCGAGCTGCGCCAAGCGTCAACGGGGGATCACTTCAACGTGGAACCCTATGACGGATTCAATCGCTCTTCGCACTTTCAGAAAGTGGGCCTTCAGCGCGCAAGGCCGCCTGTGCTTCTATTGCAAGCACCCCATGTGGCTGCGTAAGCCAGCAGCCTTCGGAAAGCGGCACGGAATTTCGGCGCACCACCTGGGCCTTTTCCAACTGACCGCCGAGCATCTCCATGCTCAGTGTGATGGTGGTCAGGACACCCCGGCTAATATCGTTGCGGCCTGCGCGTTCTGCAACAACCAGCGTCATGCCATGTTCCCCAAGGCCCCTGATGCGCAGACCTACGAGACCTTCGTGCTTTTGTGCGTGGCCGCTGGTCTATGGCACCAGCACGCTGGGAGCTAGGCGCTTGTCTGCGAGTTGCTAAAAGCCCCTCTGAGGCGGACGCTGCGAACATCATCCGAAGCGCGCCCAGCCTTCGAGTTCGGGATTTTCGTTTGTGGTTGCCTAGAAGTAGCCCGGGGAACGGCCCGATGCTGTTCGTGGGTCGTAAGGGACTCGGCGCATCGGCCGCCGGGTGATGATCTCCGCAATCTTCTGGGCCTCAAGCGATGTGGTCAACTCGCGCTCTCTGGCTTGGCGGCGCGACTCTGCAGGATCGGCATGGCCGATAGGATCGTCCTCGAAGACGCTGTGCGTGATCACGACGGGCCGGCACCACCAGGTCTGCGGATAGTTGTCGGACCGGATGTTCTTCATGCCGCGGCCGCGCGGCACCACCTCGATGCCGCTGATCAAGATGCCGCCGTTGATCTTGCGTAGGCGCGCCCGATCCAGTACCGGGATGATGTACGTCTCTTCGTCAGCGCGCAGCAGCATGGCCGTCCAGATGCCGGCGCCATGCCGAGGGGAGGGCACGCGCTCGATGTAGACCAAGTCGCCGACGGCGCGCGTGTGCCGCACCGCTTCCTTGGAGGGCAGAGTGTTGCCCTCGAAGCGCGTGCGGAACACCTCGTACAGTACTTTGGTTGACACTGTTTAAATATACAGTAGTATTCAACCCATGGAAAACGTGCCGGACAACTTGTGGATCGCTGCGTGCGCCCACCGGCTGCAGCGGCAGTGGCATACGGTGGACCCCGAGCAGCTCGAGGAAGTCGCGCGCGACCTGGCGCAGGTTCCGCGCCTGCGCGCGATGGATCCTGGGTCGGCGGCGCTCGATTGGCTACGCCCGATCAACGATCTCGAGTAGACCGAGCGACCTCGCTGTTTTTCAAGTTGCGTCGCAGAATCCGCTCCATGTGCACCCGTTACATCTCCCCGGAAGAGCGCGAGATCGAGGCCGTCTGGCGCATCGACCGAAGGTCCAACCAGCGCAAGGACTGGGAGCACCTGCTAACGGTATTTCCGCTGTCGCTGGCCAGCTTCATCCGCCGGGCCGATGAGGTGGAGTACGCGCGCGAGCTCGTCGTGGGGCAGTGGGGCATGATTCCGCCCTGGTCCAAAACCCATGTGCCGACCACGGCACGCGGCACGCGCTTGAGCACGGTCAACGCGCGCACTGAAGGCATGGAGAAGTCGCCGACCTACAAGGACGCCTGGGCCCGCGGCAAGCGCTGCATCATCCCGGCCGCGAGCTTCGATGAGCCGAATTGGGAAACCGGAAAGAACGTCTGGTGGAGGTTCCGCCGCGCCGATGGTGCGCCGTGGGGCCTGGCGGGCCTGTGGAACACCTGGATCGACAAGGAGACGGGAGAGGTCTGGGACAACTACACCATGCTCACGCTCAACGCTGACGGCCACCCGCTGATGGGCCGGATGCACAAGCCCGATCCGAAGCTGCCGGTTGATCAGCAGGACAAGCGAAGCCTGATCCCGCTCGAGGTGCACGACTTCGACCGCTGGCTGACCTGCACGGTCGAGGAGGCGAGGGCAATGCTGAAGGTGCCGCCGGTCGAACTGTTCGACGCGGGTCCGGTGCCGGCATCAGCCGCCGCCGAACTTGGGAAGCCCGAACCCGAAGCCGAAAGCAGCTGA